TTTATATCGAGTGCGATGCCAATGGCGAAAATTCAAACAACGAAATCATCAAATGGATGGAAATACAGGCTAACGCCATAGCGCCTCATCTTATTGTTTCCGATGTTACTTTGAAAGAAAAAGCCCTCCAATTGATCTCAAAATATAAATTCGATGATTGGACAGGCGAAATAAACGTCGACTATATGGAATCGGTTATTAGGGATTTGGCTAAAATGTACGGTGTCACCTATCCATCGCTTAAAAGAAGGCTAGCTTCTATGGGATTATATGATGCAATAGGTGCTTTGAATTATATTGATGATGATTATGTCGAAAACTATCTGGTTAGCGAAGGAACCTTATCGCCTAATGAAACATACGAGATAAGCAAAGAAACCCTTATTTGCGCTTTGGCCTGCGACAAAAAGATGAGGGAAGTGTTTTCTGAAGGATTGTTCGCATTCGTCGATAACCATATCTGCATCAATTCCGATAAATACATCGAGCAGTGGGGAAGGGATAGGCTCACTGATTATGCAAAGAAGCATATGGACGAATGTTGCATCAAGCTCACTTCCAAGAACGGCGAAAAGATAAACATGCTTGGCAGTTGCCTCTTTAGGGATATCAGCAAATCCATCTACCATAGCTTTGGCAGCAACATAAACGCGATGATCGACTTCGCTAAAAACCTAGAGGAAAACCAAGCGAAGATAGAAAGGATCAATCAGGTTAGGGCAGCTATTCTTAACCTAGACTTCAAAGGTTCGTTGAAGTACATAATGGATTATCAGGATATATCTCAAAAGGAACTAGCTAGGGATTCGGGTGTGGATCAATCGACTATCAGCAAATACCTAAGTGGGAAAAACGACTGCAGGAACAGGAAGACCTTAGTGGCGCTTTGCTGCGGACTCAAGATCGAGACGAGCATCTCCGATATGTTCTTCAAAAAATGCGGTCTTGCTTTGGATGAATCTGGAGAAGATGGACTATTAAGATACATATTAACCAATATGCTTGAGAATACGCCTAAAGAAAGAAACGAGTTCCTTAAAAGCTATGGCTTCAAACCTCTCACAAGCGAGGATTACGATAAATTTGACTATGATGATTTAGATTCTTAAAGAAAATTATGACTGGTGTCATATAGAAACAATCAAAAATATATTGTTTATGACTTAGAGTTAATGCTCTAGGTCTTTTTTTATACCTTGTAACGATAAAAATACGATAAATTCTTAACTTTTAGGGTATGCTACCCGTCATTTAACGAATTGAAAACAATGGGTTATCCTAAGCTCAGCCAGTTGCAAATGGCACTTATTTGAGAACTATGGTTCCAATTTGCTCGCTCTCTTTCCTTTTATAGGTGGGACGGAAGTTGATGATGATGTTTGATTTCCTCCTTAGATAGTGAGCGAAAAAAGATTGCTTCTAAGTTCTTAAGTAAATGAGAGAGGTTAACTTAACTTCGCTCAACAAAGTCGCTAGATCCTAGGTATCACACTAGCGCAATTGAATATTAAAGCACCAGGTCTTTGTGATGGACGTGATGCAAACTGAAATGGATTTTTATTCATTCTTTTTGCTCATGCTTTCATGACGGTTTGAAGGACTTTCTAAGACTCCATTTCAGGAAAAACAACCGAATTGGAGGAATAGAAATGTTAATCAAGTTAAAAGACTTAAATGGAAAAGTTACTAGTGAAGTAGATGTAGATGATGCATTTGGTGAATGGTACGTCGAAGAAGAAAGAAAAGAAGAAAACGATGCCAGGAGGTATCGCTATTGGGAAACGACTCATCTAGATTGTTTGGATTATGAAGGCGCGTGGTTTGAAGACAAGGAATCTGAAACACCTGAAGACTATGTAGAACGTTTGGAACAAGAAGCAAGATACGATGCCTTCCTTAAAACGCTGACTGCAACCCAACTTAGAAGGCTCCATTTGCTTGAAGATGAGTCTCTTTCAATGAGGGATGTCGCAAGAATAGAGGGAGTAGATATCAAGTCGATTCATGAAACAAGAGAGCAGCTAAAGAAAAAATATCTAGCTTTCTTTAAGGATGACCCCCATCAAAAGAGGTGATTTTTCTCCATATATTGAGGTGGTAGATATGAACTTTGAATTAGAAAGAAAAATCATCGATTATAGGAAAGCGGGTCTAGGCTATAAGAAGATAGCCTCAATCCTAAACATATCCAAGAACTCGGTCGCATCGTTTTGCAAAAGGAATGATGTCGATATCGAAGACTCTAATGAAGTTAGTTACTGCAAGGAGTGTGGCTTACCTTTTAACGTAGATAAAAAGCATCCAAACAAAAGGTTCTGCTCGCTTACTTGCAAGAATAGATGGTGGAACAAGAATAGGAATAAAGATAATTTTAAAACCTTTACTTGTCCAATATGCGGCATTTCTTTTTCTGCGCCATTTAACTCCAAAAGGAAATATTGCTCCCATGCTTGCTACATCAAGTCCAGATACCATAAAGAGGACATGAACAATGGCTGATTTAGTTAAGTATCAAGAGGATGCAAGAAATTATCTAAATAGCCTAAATTTACTTAAAACCATGCAAAAACTAGGTATTTTAAGCGATTTGGAGTTTAAGAAGGCCGAGAAAACATTATCTAAAAAGTATTGTATCAAAAGTGGCTCTATTTATCGCTTATATGGGTTGAATTCCTAGGGAAGTAGAGTGATGTATATAGCAAGGAAAGGAGGAAAATAAATGGCTAAGATTATTGAAAAAAGAAATTTTAGACATAGCTTGCCTAATAAGAAAAAGGTTGCGGCTTATTGTAGGGTATCGGTTGAAAAAGATGCCATGCTCCATTCGCTTGCCAACCAAGTATCCTATTATCAAGATTATATTTCCGCTAATCCTGATTGGATATTCGTTGGGATATACGCTGATGAAGGGATAAGCGGCACTAAAGGCGATAGGCCCGAGTTCAATAGATTAATAGAAGACTGCAAGAACCATAAGATTGATTTGATCATTACCAAGTCGATATCTAGATTTGCTAGAAACACCACGCTTTTACTTGAAACCACAAGATTACTTAAATCATTAAACATCGATGTCTATTTTGAGGAACAGAACATGCATTCTTTATCTAGCGATGGTGAGCTCATGCTTACCTTACTTGCTAGCTTTGCTGAAGAAGAAGCCAAATCGATGTCAAATAACGTGAGGTGGAAAGTAAATAAATTCTTTGAGGAAGGCAAGGTATGGGGAATCCATGATTTTTATGGCTATAAAGTAGTTGATGGTAATTATGAAATTAAAGAAGATGAAGCATTGGTCATAAGACTTATCTTTAAACTATTCACTGAAAACGGATATGGGTATCAGAAAATCGCTAGTTATCTTAATAGCATAAATATCCCATCCCCGGAAAATGCTAAATGGACCTTCTCTACCGTAAGGGCGATAATCCAAAACATCACTTATACGGGGGAACTACTTTTAGGGAAGAAGTCCGGACCGATGAATGGTCCTCACGACAAACCGAACGATGGAAGCTTCCCAATGTATCACGTAAGCGAAAGCCATCCTAAAATCATAAGCAAAGAAATATATGAAAAAGCCAACGAGAAAAAGACAAATAGCAAAGTTAAATATGTTCATGAAAAGTCCTTCGTCTCACCGTTTGATAAGAAGATCAAATGTGCCTCTTGCAATAGGAACTACGTAAGGAAGAAAAACAAATACCGCACTTTTTGGGTTTGCTCATCCACGTCAAATAAAGGAGCTACCAATTGCACGCAGACATTGTCACTTAGAGAAGATACTTTGATTGAGCTTACTAACAATGCTTTAGGTATAGATAAATTTGATGAGGCTTTATTCAATATGGAAATAGAAAGGATAATAGTTCATCAGTCAAAGGATTTAGATTTCGTTTTCAAAAACGGGGAAGTCAAGACATTTCATTTTGAATTTAAGTCTAGAAAGGAATCTTGGACAAATGAAATGAAAGAGAAAGCGAGAGAGGATAGTTTTAAAAGATGGCGAAAGTAGTGACCAAAATCGAACCGACCATCAATCCCATCACAAGGCTCCCTCAAGGTTCTATCAGGAAAAGAAAAGTCGCGGCTTACGCTAGGGTATCGACCGATAATGAAGAACAATTAACTTCTTATGAAGCTCAAGTAGATTATTACACCAAATATATTGCAAGAAGACCTGATTGGGAGTTTGTCGATGTCTATACCGATGAAGGTATAAGCGGGACAAATACCAAAAGAAGAGAAGGCTTCAATAGAATGATTAACGATGCTTTAAATGGCAAGATTGATTTAATCATCACGAAATCCATCTCTAGATTTGCAAGAAATACCGTCGATAGTTTGGTTAATATAAGAAAGCTGAAGGAACATAATGTCGAATGCTACTTTGAAAAGGAAAATATCAATACCTTTGATTCTAAAGGCGAGCTTCTTATCACCATCATGTCTAGCTTGGCTCAAGAAGAAAGTAGGTCCATTTCCCAAAACGTCACTTGGGGGCAAAGAAAGAGGTTCGCGGATGGTAAGGTTTCCATGTCTTATAAAAGCTTTCTAGGATACGAAAAGGATGATGATGGTTCTATTAAGATTAATGAAGAAGAAGCTAAAGTCGTAAGAAGGATTTATTATGAGTTCTTAAAAGGTGATAGCGTCGGCAAAATCGCTAATGATTTGACCAGCGACCATATCATTACGCCAAGCGGTAAAACCAAATGGACTAAGTCGACAATTCTTTCCATTCTTCAAAACGAGAAATATAAAGGTGATGCTTTGCTTCAAAAGACTTTCACTGTGGATTTCTTGAATCATAAGACAAAGAAAAACGAAGGCGAGGTTCCTCAATACTATGTCCATGATTCCCATCCTGCGATAATTACAAAGGAAGACTGGGAGCTGGTGCAAATCGAGCTTACTAGAAGAAAGGAAATGGGCTATACATATTCATTTAAGAATCCTTTTAGTGGAAAGCTTATATGTGAAGACTGCGGTTCATATTATGGAAAGAAGAAGTGGCATTCTGGTACGATTCACGAAAAGGAAATACTTCAATGCAATTTCAAGTTCAAGCATAAATGCCATACGCCAAATCTTGATGAAGAAGAAGTGAAGTTGATGTTTCTTAAAGCCTATAACGAGATGATTAGGAGCAAAGACCTTCTTATTATCAATCTTATAGAAGCAGTAAACAAAGCTCTTGATGTATCATCTTTGGATAAGCAAATAGAAGCATTATCTAATGAACTTAAAGATATGAACAAAGAGTTTGAATTGCTTGTTAAGATGAACACGACCACTCAGCAAGATCAAACGATTTGGCGAAAAAAGTATGCAGAACTTGAGAATATTTATAAAAACAAAGAAGCAGAACTTAATTCATTAATTGAGAAAAAGAACGAAATCAAACTAAAAATAAACAAGTTTAATATCTTTATTGAGACACTTAAGAAAGGTGAACTCATTACTGAATGGGATGAAGCGATATTTAATTTCAACCTAGAAAAAGCAATAGTCCATAAAGATAAATCAATAACATTTAAGTTCTATTCAGGATTTGAAACAACGATAAAGGCTGAGGAGTGATTCCTTGGCTCTTTTTTTACTTTCACTAATTTTTTTTAACTAAAATTAGAGATGTGATAAAATGAAGTAGGAAGGTGATCATTTTGAGAAACAAGTTTATCCAGTTTGCATTTTCTGTTATAAGTCTTTTATCTTTATCTGCATGTTCATTTAATTTGGGTTTTGAACCTACTCGTTTATATAAATTTTCTGCCGAACTTAAATATTTTCGTGATAATAATGTATTACAAGAAAAACCTGAAATTCAGCTATTTAATAGTTATGACCAAATGTGCAATTGGTTTGATGAATCTACTTATCCATATGGTGGTGAAAGCCAAGAAGAAGCATATGATGATATTTTGAAAAATGTTGATTTTGAAACGAACAATTTATTTGCTTATATGAGATATGATGGAACTGGTTCAACAACTCGAGCAGTTTGCTTGAATGAAAATATAGTAACTTTTTATTCATATACTCCGGATGTTGTTACGCTTGATATTGCATATAAATGGTTTATTTTTGAAATTGATAAAAAGTATTCTTTAAATGATATCGAAATAGAACATAAAGAAATGAGCAAAGAACAAACTGATTATTTGATTGAAAACTACTCATTTGATTTCTACTATTGAGCAAATGCTAAACAGCAATTAAAAAGTTGCCGTTGTTGCCGTTGTAAGGGTGTGCAATGTATCAAAAGCGTAGTGTGTAGACATATTAGAACGATAAAAGTGATACAAACAAGTATCACTTTTTTTGTGCCAAAAACCGCGATTAATGGGCCTTTTCTTGACAATAGGCTCACTTTGCTTTGATCAATCATGTTCTTTTCTTGGCATTTTAGAGGCAAAAGAAGGCCCACTTGTTAAACGGCTTCTAAAACTGACTGGCAAGGAGCTTCAGTCCTTTAAGAAGATCTATTTTCGGT